ACCCTTTTAAGAATTCATTATTGACAACCAAACTTCTGATTCTATCAAACATAATTGTTGCCTGATTTTGTGTAGGTGCTGCAATTACTATTGTACAATCAGTAGTAATTGTTTTTAACATTAATGGAGCAAAAAATGCAAAATGGACAGCTTTTACGGCTGTACTCATAGTTTTACCTACCTGACGACCACTTCTATACACTATAAAACGGTCTTCACAATCAACATATTTCTTATTATAGTCAAAAACTTTATGATTGAGAAACATTTCGCTAAATTTACTAGGTGATTTAGAACAATCTGTTAATGCTTGTAAAAGATCTTTTCTTTCTGTTATTTCTTCTGTTGTTGGTCTAGGCATAATTTTCACCTAAATCTGCTAAATCTTTTACTTTTTTTGCATAATCATGGCAAATACAATTACAATCAACAAACCACTCATCTTCGTGTTTTTTTTCACACGCTAAACAACCTTTAAGAGTCATCTTCTACCCACTACCCATTTACCTTTATTATTCATTTTTAATTGGTCTTTTTGGTTTCTTTTTATTTATGATTTGATTTAAAATCATAAGTTGATTTGCTAACATATAAGTTAACTTTGTTCTTTCAGAACCTTTTAGAAGTTTTTAATCTTTCTTGTATGTCCTCAACAAGTTCACGCTGATATTCTTCAGGTGGTAATACAAATTTTTCTCTTTTTAACCAATCAAACATCTGGATCACCTGATTTTTGGGCTTTTATTTGTCTAAAAATATTAGCAATATCTCCCTCTTTTGTGAACTCTTTCTGTTCAGTCACAGTTACTTTTCCACTTAATTCGTTAATAGCCTTTACTATATTTAGAAGAGTGCTTATTTCAGATTTAGTATTTCTATCAGGTATATTACCATCAAGTTTAGATTGAGTTAATGCCATAAGAACATTTTCAAATGATAGTTTTGCTATCATATCAAGCATTTCTTTCAAATCTTCTGGGTTTCTAGTATCTAGTTCATTTATGAATTTTACAAAATCATCTCTAATTGCACAGGCTGCGCCAGCTTCATATTTTGGACATTTTCCATTTCCACCATCTGCTATTGACCTATATACACATTGATCACATAATGCTGGTAAATTTGCTGCTTTGAAATGTTTAGCCGAGTTGAATGGACTTATTAGTTTACGTCTATCTTCAGAAACTATATTTTTACCTCCAATAGGCTTTATTTTGAATAAATCTCCGTCTTTATCCATTATATAACAATTAATTTCTCGCTTTTAAAGTTTGTCATTCTCCGACAAGTTTGTGACATAAACATTCACATTTTATGTTTAATCTAGTTACTGGGCAATCATAATGATCATGTTTAACACATTCAGGTGAAACGTATTTTACTCTGTCCATTTTTCTCTATTATCAGAAAAACAAACGGTTGCATAAGGACACATACCATCACAAAGAAAACATTTAGTTCTTTCTGGTAAATATTCTTCTGTTAAAGATTTTTTAATGATATTGGCTTTTTCAATCATATCAATCAATGTTTCTTCAACTGGTCTTAATTTAAATGACATGACTACTGGTTTGTCTCTTTTATCTTTCTCGATACTATTTGATATGTAAACCACACAGCCAAAATCTGCATCAATGTCATAACATTTTTTTAATAATACTCTATATCTATTTATTTGATCTCTGTGAGATTCACTAACTTTTGCTGTAGCTCTACTAAAATAATCTATTGAGCCTGTTGTCTTTTTATCACATATTACCCACTTATCTCCAACTTTTAATAAATCATCAATACTACCATAAATTATGTCAAGTTGTCTTGGATCTTCCATAGGAATTTTCTTAGCTTCTTCATATGTTAATGGTGAATCAGTTACATAGTCATAAGCAAGAAATTTCTCATGGTTTTCTTCCTTTGCTATCTGAGAATGAGCATGAACTATTTGACCAAAATATAGTGATTTTACATCTTCTGTTGAAGCACTTTGTTCAGGTAAAACTTTCTTATAGATTACATTACGCATACATGGTTTAATTATATCTGAAACATGAATTTGACCTAATCTTTCAGTTTTTAATGCTTCCATCTGAGATCGTCTAAATTCAAAATAAACTTTCTCGTTAATATCATCTAGTTTTAACACAACATTACTTACTTATAGTGTTATATATATGTATCTAATACTTATCCAACTGTGTTTGTGCAATCGCAACCTTCAACGCTACATCCATCTTTGCTTTCATGATCATGTATTCCATGTTCACAAATTTCACACGTTCCACTTGCAATTTTAACTATATCTGCCATCAATAACTCTCCTCAATTACAAAGTTAAAAGTTTTCGTTTGTTCTGATATATTGCCACTATTGTCTTTTAATTCTACTTCACCTGACCAATTTCCAGCATTTGCTATGACTGTATCTGATGTTTGTAATGTGTAAGTAATTATACCATTTGCTCTGTTTGAAAATGTAATATTACCATTTATAATAAGTGTGCCATTTGGTTTCCAAACTTTCCATTTACCTGTATTATAATTTACTGTATCTGAGAGATTTTTAGCTGTTCCACCATCATCTGTAATAGTTAATTGTAATGAGATTAAGCTACCAGCTTTTACTCTAAATTCCGTTGATCTTCCTACCATATTCATACTCATCTAATTTCCACCTTCAATACTCTCTTCTGTATCTCCACTACTTATATTTTGTGAAGAATCACTTGTTGATTCACTCTCACTACTAATACCTGTACCTATGGATTGTGAACTATCTGTCGTAGATTCTGACTCTGAATTCCAATATGTTGCTAAGTTCTGAGTTTGAACTACGGCTACGTTATACATAACTTTGAATATATTTTGAGTTATACCAATACTTTCATTGACATACTGTTTAATTACAAATATTCTTTCTCTAAATGACTCTATTCCAATATTTTCACTTACAAACATTTGTCTTCCTCTAACAAATATACTACTAAATGTGATTCCAATATTTTCACCAATTAATACTGAGATATGCTTAAATGATTTCATTATTTCTGTCACACCAACAGTAGATGTAATTAATTTGGTAATTGCTCTTGTAAATATCTTTGATTCTGTAATTCCTATGGTTGAAGAAACAAACATTTGTCTTATTCTTGAGAATACAAATAATGTTGTAATGCCAACTGTTTCAGTTTGAATCTTCTTGAATACTCTTGTCCATTCTTCTGAATGTGTAATACCAAGATTTTCACTTACAAAGTGTTGTAATGCACGAATTCTTCTTCTAAACGATTGAATACCAACGGTAGATGTGTTGAATCTTTGTAATACAGCTAATCTGATTAATGATTCTGTTAAACCTATCTGAGTATTTATTAGTTTTATTATTGCCTTTATTCTTTCTTTTGATTCTGTTAGTCCGATAGATTCATCAATGAATTTACCAATCACCTTCACTCTTTCCTTTATTTCAGTAATTCCAATAGTAGATGTAGTAAACTTTTGTAATACTCTTGCAATCTGAGTTGTTGTTGTAATACCAACGGTTTCAACAAATACTCTTGACCATAACTTGAAGAAGTTTTCTGTTACACCTAAACTTTCATTAACAAAGTGTTGTAATGCTCTTACTCTTTTCCTAAATGATTGTATTCCGACAGTTGAAGTATTAAAGACTTGTAAGATTCTTAATCTTAATTCGTCTTGAGTGACACCTATTGTGTTGGCTATGAACCTTTGTAATACTCTTGTTCTTAATTTTGATTCGGTAATACCAATGGTTGACTCTTTGAATCTTTGTATAACCCTGCTTGATACTTCTAAATGCGTGATTCCAATGGTTTCAGTTACTACAATTCTTAATAATGTTCTAACCCTCTTTCTAAATGACTCTATTCCAACTATTGATGTGTGGAACATTTGTAATACTCTTGAGGTTTCTTCGGAAGAACTTATACCAATAGTTGATGTATGTAATCTTGCTTTTACCATTGTTGTTATAAATTCAACTTTTGTTTGGAATATACTAGTTTGGAATATACTTTGGAATAAGTCTATTGCACCAATCCTCATTGTTTCTGATATAAATTTAAGCCTACCTCTTATTGTTATACTTGAAGATGTTATTCCCATTTCCTCTGTAATTCTTTTAACAAAATTCTTTGCTCTTATTCTGAAAGATTGAATACCAACTGTTGACTCATGGAATATTTGGAATACTCTAGCAAACTTTGGTTTGGTTGTTACACCAATATTGGATTGATGGAATTGTTTAAAGTCTAATGCTTTCTTTGAATCTGTGGCTATACCAACTGTGCTTGTTGCCAATACACCTAACACTCTTGAGAACTTTTGTGAAGAAGTAATACCAACTGTACTATCAATAACAGATTTAATTATCGTTCTAACTCTCTTTCTGAATGATTGTATTCCGACAGTTGATTCATGGAACATTTGAAGTGTTCTTGCGAACAAGAATGATGTTGTAACACCAATTGTTTCTGTAAACACTCTTGTCCATAATTTGAAGAAGTTTTCTGTGACACCAACAGTTGACTCATGGAATTGTTTAAAGTCTTGTGCCTTCTTGGAAGAAGTGGCTATACCAACTGTGCTTGTTACAAAGTGTATTAATGTTCTAACTCTCTTTCTGAATGATTGTATTCCTATTGTGGACTCATGGAACATTTGTAATGTTCTTGCAAACAGTTGTGTTGATGTAATACCTACTGTGGTTTCAAGGAATCTTTGTAAGACTCTTGAGGACTTAAATGAAGTTGTAATTCCAATAGTGGTTTCAATAAACTTTTGTAAAGCCCTTGAGAATAATGCATCAGTTGTAATACCAATACTTTCTGTAAAGTATTCAAATAATCCCAATGTTCTTGTAGTTTCATGTCCTTTAAAGAATGTTTGACCTTGGAATGTATTTCTTTGGAAAAGAGGGTTTTTCTTTACTACATTAACGGTTTCACTAACAAAGTGTATTAATGTTCTAACTCTTTTTCTAAACGACTGTATTCCTACGGTTGATTCATGGAACATCTGTAATACTCTTACTCTCAACTCACTTTGAGTTATTCCTACTGTAGTTTCATGGAATCTTTGATAAACTGCTGTTCTAAATTTATCTTCTGTGTTTCCTATACTTTCCTCTATGAATTTATTAATTACTCTTACTCTACGTCTAAATGACTCTATACCAACAGTTGTAGAAATGAATTTTTGTATTACTTTTGAAGTTTCGAATGAGGTGGTTATACCTACACTTTCTGCAAAGAATCTTACCCATAGCTTGATAAATCCTTCTGTGTTTCCAATAGTTTCATCAATGAACTTTAATAGAACTTTTGATCTAGTTCTAAATGAAGCCACACCAACAGTTTCAGTAAAGGCTACAACAAATCCTAAAACCACTTGTCGAGCTTCTGTAACACCAATTGTAGATGTGTTAAATCTGTTAAGAACTCTTGTCCAATTATATCCTTCCGTACTACCTATTGTTTCTGTTATGAATTTTAATAATACTCTTGCTCTCTTTCTAAACGACTGTATTCCAATAGATTCTTCAAGTGCTTTTAAAATATAACCGAAGCTGTTTCTAAACTAGAAGTGATACCAATAGTATCATCTACAAATCTTACAAAGTCTTTTGCTCTAATTCTAAAGGATTCCACTCCTACAGTTGATTTATGGAATCTTTGCATAGCCCTTACTCTTAATTCATCTTGAGTAACACCTATGGTTGAATTATCTGTTCGTATCTTTCCAAGTGTTGTAACTNCTTCTGTTACAAAATGAAATACATTGTTTTGGAACAATGTTTGGAATGTTTGTGGTATTATAACTTTTACAGTTTCAGTAAATACTCTTACCCATTTCTTTGTAAATGACTGAGTTATACCTACGGTTGATTCATGGAATTTTTGTAATACCCTTGAACTTAATTTTGTTTCTGTAAGACCAACATCTTCTTCAAGCATACTAATAATTGCTCTTAATCTTTCATATCCCTCAGTAGTTCCCATTTGTTCTTCAAATGCTTTAAGTATGGTTCTAGTAAATTTGGAACTTTCGGTATATCCTAATGATTCTGTGACAAAATGTATTAATGCTCTAGTTCTAATTCTAAAGGATTCTATTCCCATTTCCTCTGTTAGTGCTTTTACTAACACTCTGACGGTTTCTCTTGATTCTGTTATACCATAAGACTCATTAACTAATTTTACTATTGCCTGTAATACATCAAACACATTTGGCTGGAATACACCCCTGTCATATGTTATATCACCCCATGCTTTTTGAAAAGCATTATTTTGAAATTCGTCTTGGAAGACCTGACTTACTTTAGCCAAGTTGTTTACCTAACCTACTTCAACCCATGCACTCGTAGTTGAATTCCATATTTGGTGTTTACCTGTATCAGTCTCTTCTGCAACTGAACCATTAGGAACTGTAACTGTATTATCTGTTGCTGAAGCTGATGTTATACCATTATAAAATTTAAATTCTGATAATGTGCCTGTCACATTATTTCCTTGTTGATAATTTGCTGAAATGAAATATCTTAAAGTTCCACCACCTTCATTTGATACTGCATTTGTTTTGCTTCCATAAAGAGTTGTATATGCATTTGAATATTGATTAACTGTGAAATTACTACCATCACGAATTATTTCAAAGTAATGTTTACCAGTAAAATCTGATACATTTGAACCACCACTTTGTAGTCTATCTTGAACAGTTGATTGATCCAATCTACCATTATTACACATAGAAAGATATGTTCGTGTGCCTGTTGTTCCATTTATTGTTTGGTTTCCACTTCCGATAAATGATTGAGCTGTGGAATTTGCTTCAACTTCTTCATCTGATGATACACCATTCCACCAAATAACATTATCATTACTTGCTGTGCCTGACATTTCTATTGCAAATCTTAAAACCCATTTTGATGTGCTTATTGAACCTGATACTAATGAATTTAAATCAATAGCCACGTTGTCATTACTATAATTTGCTAAAAAGTCAATTTCATCATTAGTTCCATCTAATGTAAATCCACTTCCTGCATTACCTGTTGTCCAACCTGTTGACATATCACCTGTATAAGTTGGTGTTGGTGAAGTTGTTCCTAGTCTAGGTGATTCTAGTGTGCCTTTAACACCTGAACTTTCTTGATAAATTATAGTATTAATTACACCACTTGGATAAGATGGATTTGTAAAACCTGTTTGTTCTGTTCCATTTTTATAAAATT